TGTTTGTGACTGGTTGGTGTCTTGTCCTATTAACACTCTCTTCGTCTTGCTGTTCGATATGTCTGGCTGCTGTTTTCTTTGTGACCATCAACTCTCCCTTTTAGTAATGCAGAAACTTTTTTACCAGGACCACTAGGCTTCTTTTTTTGCTTTTGTGGTTCCTTTGTCTGAGGTTTTTTATTCTCAGAAGATTTCTTGGGTAAGAACAGTGCGGGAATCTGAGCCATTACCATTCCCTCGGCATCTTTGTTTTGTGACCAGCTTTGATAGTGTTTCCAGGCACACTTTCTTTAATACGGTTGATGACGTACTTCTCAAAGGTGGAATCTGCCTTGCCTGTTCCTGGTGTGTCCATACGCATTCCGTCACCTAACCCAGGGATGCTGTCAGATGAGAAATGTCGTTGGAGATGTGGATTGTTTTCTTTGAAGGAATCATACTCAGAGAGTCTCATTGTATGCTCTTCAACTTCACCAGTGTTTATATTTAAAAATGTATAAATCATAATTCTATTTATGCGTTGTTTTATTCTTAATCCAACCAGTCAGGTTTAGGTACTTCAATTGCCCAATGTACTACGCACCAATCTTCGATGCAGTTTTTTCTACACAAATCACAACTAGGTACATTCTCAATCATCTTACCCGACCAATACTTGTAATATGAATCTATGATTTGGTCTTCAGACCAAATTTCATCCACGTGTTGACCAAATTCACCCGGAAAAGAAATAGAATAATACTTCATACATTGTACCACTCTGGTGTTGGACGGGAATTGACTTTGCCTTTCCATGAGGCAAAACGAATCTTGTCCTTTATATAGTAATTATGATATGACTTAAGTGAATCATATTTACGACCAGGCACTGGATTTTCGGCAATGATCTTCAGTTCGGGTGGCATTGCAGGTGTCGGTGCAAAGAATTCACCATCTTTGATATTTTCTGGCCTCAGATAGAGTGCAGCACTAAGCTTCTCACATTCATGTTTACGACCATAACGATAGGTGTATTCTTGCAGCAAATGATGCCACAGACGATGCAAATACAAATAGTTTTGTTTGTTCTCGCGGCACCAGATAGCCGATGGATGGTTGATGTGTGATGCCTTGTATAGAGTAGATTCCATAAAAGGATCATCCATACGCCAGCGTTTGATACGGCGACCATTTGCTGTCAGATCGGTGTATTCTGTGCCATCAAGGACACGGTGTGCCGTTGACATGAGCTGTGCATATTCGATAACCATCTTACAGGTATGTTTACTAATGTGTTGTTCAGCACAGATTTTTGGATCAGGATCAAGATAGAAGATGTTCATTCTTCAACTCCGAAATGTTGTTTAATCTTATCAACATAAGTACTAGCAGGTTCACGTTGATCCACCGCATCGGCAACAATACCTGCACATTCCCGCACAATCAACTCGGCGAACCTGTTCAACTGTGCAGGCAAAAGTTTATCTGTATTGGGTTTGGTCCAATATTCATCTGCCCAGATTTTATCTTTGAGATTTTGAATTTGTTTGTTCATTCTTCAACTTCAGTAGGTTTGAAAAAGGGCGTTGACCCCATCATCTTAAGAAATTTTAAAGTAGTAGGAAAAGTATCCAACGAACCGCGGTGGCGTTCAATTCTTACTTCTCCGTTGTGTTCTGTGCCGTAGAAAAACTGTTCTGTGGCACCGCCTTCGATTTGTTGTTTAAAATATTCAATCATTTTTTCATCTCCACCAGGTGTTTAATCATTTCAGGAATAACTTTTTTATCCAAATTAACAACAACACGACTATAACGATGCAATTGAATTGAGAAAGTTTCACCTTCATCAATTAGTGAAATATATGGCGTACCATCAGTTGTGTTGATGGTTTTCATTGGAAGTGATTTATACATTGTTCAATCCTACACGACTATAGCCTAGTTTGGCAACCATTTTTTTGTCCAAGGATTCCGCGTGCTTTGATTTATGATTCCAATTGATACCCCAGGTATTGATAAATTCAATTGCATCTTCGTCCTTCTGACACTCAACATAACCCATGTTACCCCAACGGCGATTTTCCGAATCAGCCAAACACCAGGCTTCCAGTTCCGACCTTTCATTGCCACCATAGTTTCGCATTTCAAAACAATATTTGAATTTGTTTTTTGGATGCGCCGGAAACATGTAACGAATTGTGGTTCTAAGAAAATTACTCATATCAATTTTACCAATGGCGAATAACGCCTGCAATAATAAAACAGTTTGTGATCAGGTATGATAACACAATAATCGTCCGAATGAAAGCGATTTTATCGGATTCACTGTCGGTTTTACCATGTTTCTCACCAATTGCCTTAGCCCAAAGTCGCCACATGTTTTAACTGTAATCACCATTAAGTTGACCTTTAATGTATTTTATCACTCTTTGTGGATCTTTGGCAAACATATCACTAGGAGTTTCGTTATCGAAAGCCTTGTTCTTGGATTCCCACCACTGCATTACCAGCTCGTGGGATCCCAACAACGATAATAGTACTAAATTTAATCTTGGAGACATTACGTTAACATTCTAATTAAACCCACTGTGTCGATTGTCGTCAACAGTAAGTAGTTAGCAAGCATCCCAAAACTCTTCCGAGTAAAAGCAGCCCAAGCGTAGAGGCTACAACCCAAGATCCAAGCAGGGTAAAGAGCAAGTAGGGGAGGACTCGGGACGGTAATTGCCATAGTGATAGAGCAACCAATGCTAATAGCCCAAGCAAGAAGCTCGACACAAAAGCGAAAAGGATGAGAGGCAAAGTCATCTTTGATCCAATCGAAAGTTGGTTTAAAAAGCTCTATCATCTATTTATTTCAGAGTTTAGGAATTTCAATATCGGCTTTGGTAGGAATTCTAGGATTAACCTTAGGTTCAGGCACCTTCAAGTCTGCAATAGGTGCAGGTTCTTTCTTAGTCTTAGGAAACCGTGCAGCAATGTCTTCAGCAGTTACAGTCTGCATTGCGAATTGCTTGAACTGATCATAATTATCCGAAACACGCAAAGCAGATTTCGAATTCATGCCAGCATTATCAATCATAAACAGAGCGCAACCACCTTCAATCAGAGGTGCAATCTCTACAATATGATCCAAGTTAATAATAACTGGGCAACCTTTTTCTAACGAATTAACTTCAACAAAGAGCGACATAAAAATCTCCAAAAAAAATTATAAATAAAGGTGTGAGTCGCGAGGCGGCAACCTCCACCCACTCTATGTCCAACAATTATACAACAGGAGACACAGCTATGTCAAGCCCACAAAATTTATTTTGCGTTTACCTAACATGTTATTCAGGCAATAAATTACCTCAATTTTATATAGGTTCAACTTCAATCAAAAAAATTCTTAATGGTTATAGAGGATCTGTATCCTCTAAAACATATAAAGAAATATGGAAAAAGGAATTGAAGGAAAATCCAAATCTTTTCAAAACAAAAATTATTTCTTATCATAGTGATAGAACTTCCGCAACAATAAAAGAAAATAAATTACAAATATTATTGGGTGTCGTTTTATCACCACTTTACATAAATCAATCTAATGCTATACCAAATGGAATTTATGGGCAATCGATGTGTGGTGCAAACAATCCAATGTTTGGTTGCAAAAGAGTTATGTCAGAAGAATCAAAAATAAAAAATAGTCTGGCTAAAATCGGTATTAAGAAAAGTGAAAAAACAAAAAAGAAAATGAGAAAACCTAAACCAATAGGATTTTCAGAAAAACTCAAAGGCAATCAAAATGCAAAAGGTTCAAAATCTTGGTTAGGTAGAAATCACACACAAGAAACCAGAAATAAAATTTCAGAAAAAATTAAAGAATTAAATAAATTAAAGCGTCAAGGTTTATCGCAATCCGAAACTCTAATTAAATGAACAACAACATCATTAATTGGGCGAACAAAATAACATTCTTTTTTAATAGACCAAACAAGGTGATTCTGGATGCCATCTTTAAAGTCTTTATACTCTACAGTATTTGGTGTATGAGATACATTTTGATAAATGACAAAAATTGTGGTGAGCATGAAAATTGTAATAGCCCAAGAACCAACATTCATCAAAAACCAATCATAAAATTTCTTAAACATAAATCACCTTCATAAAAAATGTAACAACAAACAATCCAACTAACGAAATCAAAGCCAAATAAATTCCAAGTTTTATTGATTCATCTCTGTAATAATCTCTTTCAAGTTTAATCATTTCATTTTGAGCGAGAATCATGGCATCACACTCTTCTCTACCACCCATCATATAGATAGTCTTCTCGGATTCCTTCAGCCTACGTGATGCTGAAATATAATGCAATAAAGAAAACATAAATCAATCCCACAATGTTTGATAGTACTTACCAAACAGTCTCAATCCATTGTTGATACGCTCTTGGTGTTTGTTGCGACCTTCCCAATCACATTCACCTTTGACTTTCCAACGAACGGGATAAACTTCTTTACCTTCATCTTCTGGATGTTTGGTGAAATCAATCTCTGGTGATCTGATCCAATATTGATCTTCCCAATTTCCATCATTCAGTTGTTCGAAAGCCCAAATCATTTCATTCAGAACCCAATCATAACGCACATGAATGTCACAATTAATTTTCTTCGTAGATTCATCTTTGTAGAAATCAAATGTTTCTTGTGCGTCATAATCTTCGGTTTGTGTATAACGCAGATTCTGCGGCACATCTTCTAGATCAATATAACCTGAACCATGTTTGGTTGCCTTCAATTGCTTCAACATAGGAAGAATGATAGGTGACAACATGGAGTCCATGTTCCATGTGTCATAGTGATCGATCTTCACATATTGAATTCTAGGATGAACAAAGTCTAGAAACTTTTGCAATCCAATACTAATAGGATTCAAAATGTTTGATAGTTTGTCAATCAGAGGTTCATCGTAATCAATCTCACGCCAAAAGAATACCTTCTCCAACACAGTGTACGGAGAAATCCAGTGATTGCGATAATTGGAGATGTATACTTTCATAATTAAACTTTCATCATGTCTTCTATTTTATACAAATAATGCATATATGGCGAGACATCCTTGAGGACGGATTCCGGTAAATCACCTGGTCGCCGAGGTAAATTGTTGACATTGAATTCACAACCATTAACCTTCTTAAAGGTTTCAATCATTTGCTTAACGGAATAACCTGTGCCTGATCCTAGATTTTCCAATCGAAAACGGCATTCATCGTCAGGTTCTTCAATTCTAAGTTTGATGGCACTACATACTTCCAATACGTGTAGATAATCACGAATACAGGTGCCATCAGGTGTAGGGTAGTCAGTACCGAATAAATTAAACTCACCGGTTTGCCTCGCTTTCATCAAATTATACATCAGACCATCAACATTGGTTGGTTCATAACCAAGAGAACCAACAACATTATAAAAACGAAAGATTGTGGCCTTCTTATCATTCAATCCACAAAACTCTCTGACAAGACTTTCGGCAGCCAACTTCGATGTTGCGTATGGGCTTGTTGGATTTGCTGCTGCACCAGTTGATGCGAAAATGAAATGCTTGTAATCAATGTTCTCAAGCATTGCCATTGTGCCACTAATATTGTTTCGATAATAGTCCATAGGACAATTCATCGAATCACCAACATTAACGTGTGCAGCCAAATGCACAACAACATCATAACCACCATCTGGATGCCAAATGGGTGCATGGTCGTTGATATCTTGTTCAATCAATCGTTCTGCCATTTGTGGGCGGCGCACCTTGTCCAAACCAACAACGAAATGTTCTTTCAATGTTTGGCAGAGGTGTCGCCCAATATAGCCAGAACTACCAGTTATGAGAATCTTCTTCATCTTCTTTATAATCAATAGTGTGAATATACTGCATCTTTTGAGGAATGCTCCAACTACTTAGGTAGTCATTATCCTCATCAAACACTTTCAAATATTCTTCAACAGAAATTTCACGGGTTGAAGTAATCAATTCATCAACATGTTTCTGTGAAAACTCATTGAAATCGGAAGAATCACGGCCGAGACCCATGACAACTTCATCAGCAGCATGTTCTGCTTCACGTGCTTCAACAACATAACGATGCCGAAAGATCGACACAGTTTCAACCATGTAAAGTTTTTTTTCCATTTTATACCTCAACAAATTTCAATTTAAAGTCATCTGCTTGCGCCTCATAATTAATGTAACCACGAGGATTGCAAACGATACGAGTACCATCAATCATATAGTCAAATTCATGGTGTGTATGCCCATGAGTCCAAAGTTTGATTTGTGGATGATCAAGGATGAATTCTGAAAGATCAGAACTGTATGCACCATTCACCAAAACATCACTCTCATATTGAGGTTTTGTAGATAATTTACTAGGTGAGTGGTGACCAACAACAACCCAAGTTGCATCAGGACGAGATTCAATAGATTCTTTGATGAACTGTAACATTGCTTTGTGATCTTTCACAGAATCATCAGGAGTGAATCGTCCGTTTCGCGTCTTGAATTCTTTACTGACAATATTATTATAATCTCTTGATCCATCTTCATTCAAACCATATACTGGAACGGTGTAGTGTACAACTTCATTGCTGTTTTCAATGACGCGATAGTCATTCATGTAACTACGAATCGAACTAAGCGTGATTGGATCTTCACCATTCATATCAGTCCACAGAGTACCGCCAGCAAAGCAAACATCATCAACTTCTACAAATTCTTTATCTAGAATATGTAGATTGTCCAGATAACGAAGCCGATCACGGAGAATTGCAATAGTAGTAGCGTAATCACCGTGATAATGCTCATGGTTCCCTGCGATATAAAGGACTCTAGGAAATCTTGCACAGCATTCTTGAAAGAACGTATGTACTTTAGAACTCTTGTCATGTTCACCCACAGCGTTGTAAGCATCTCGCTCTCCAATGTCTTTTGCAACACAAATATCACCGGACAGAATTAACACCTGAGCATTCTCAGTATTTTCCAGGCTAATGGTACCAAACTCAAGATGCAAATCTGAACAAATTGCGATTTTCATATTTTACTCCCTGTATTGTACCATTATACCAGAACCGGCATTACCTGTCAAGCTCTTCGATCCCTTATTTTTTGTAGGATGGATTTTGCATCTGTTGTATCGTCAACATCATCCAAAATCTCCATCTTCTGAAGTATCAATTCAGACTTTGCTTGTTGAAGCAACTCTATTGCATATTCAACATCGTCTTCATCGGCTTGTGCAAGCCAATCTTCGAAAACTTCTGGATCGACAGTCAGAAGAAAATGGAGATTGTCTTTGTCCCAATCATTCATTGGTTACGGCAACTTGTTCAACAACTTCTTGGCTGGCAACAGGTTGGGTGGGTCCAACATAACGACCATTTGCATCAAACTCGGTGTGATTAACCAGTTGATATGCGGTGACGTTACGCCCACTCTTATGCACCTTGATAATGCCGCCATCTTTACGGATGTTGTAGATGTTGGTCGGCAGTCGGTACAGAACCGATTCCTGATCCGTGCCTTTGAACACGGCTTTGATTTCATCAGGCGTCACAGGTTTGCCAGACAGCAGAGTGACGGTGATTTTCTCATGGCGATTTTGTTTGCCTTTGCGAACGGTGTTAGTCATATTAAATCCTTTTCAAATAAACATTATAAAAAAACATCAGAAGGGAATTTCTTCATCAGCGACAACACTCTTCTGTTGTTGGGGTGCCTCAACTTTGGCATCAACTTTAGAGTATAGGTCCATGAAAGCCAGTTTGGTTTCAGTATCGAATCGACTGACACACAATTCAATTGCTTTCATACGATCACCAAAGATTTTGAATGCTTTGGCGATATGCACAAGGCGCCGAGTCGAAATGATTTCATCAACAGCACCTTGATCAAAAGACTGGCGAACAACGTCAGCCCATTGAACCAGATTCTCAACAAACTCTTTATCTTCAATAAGAGGCGAAAGAATTTTCTTTTCAGTCTTTGCGTCAGGATATTCCTGTTCGACAGTAATCGGGAAACGTTCAAGGAATGCATCGTCAAGAATCTGTGACAGGTAACGACCTTCTTCAGAACCACGACCTTTGGTGTTTGCAGTAGCAACCACATTGAAACCTTCGGCAGGATGAACCATCTCACCGTTCTTCTTATTGTAATAAGGCTTACCCTCTAGAATGCCTTGCAGACACATCAGTTTATTCGAACCACGGTCAACTTCGTCAATCAGTAGAACTGCACCACGCTTCATCGCCGTAATAACAGGACCATCACGGTTGACAACGTTACCATTAACAAGGGTAGGACCACCAAGAAGATCAGATTCATCAGTTTCAATCGAAATGTTAACGCGGATACATTCACGGTTTAGATCCGCACACACCTGCTCAACCATCAGAGTCTTGCCGTTACCAGATAGACCAGTGATAAAGATGGGATAGAATTGGGAAGACTTAACAATGTTTCGCAAGTCTTTAAAGAAACCAAACGGCACGTAATCAGGATATTTCTTGGGAATAGAAACATCAGAATCATCAATCAGTTTGGGTTGTTTGAATGTCAGCACCTGAGCAGACAAAGCCATCTCAGCTTCGGGTTCAGGTTGAACCTCTTTCACTTTGGCTTTGCTACCAATATCAGGCAGTTTGTAACGACCACGTTCAGCACGAAACTCCGATTTGGTGACAAACCAGTAAGGGAACGGTGCACCAGTTTCATCAACAACATGCTGAATGCCATCTCGCGTCATAATGCAACCAACGCCAAAGATGTTCTCTGCTGCCTTGATGAAGGCGACTTGATTCTTGTTGAAATTCATTTCAATCTCCATAATGTAGTGTGTGTCTATTATATACCAACCGGATGTGGTTGGCAAGCATTATTCATCCCAGGATTCCGTTTGTTTAAAAGACTCTTCTTGAATAGTAGGTTCTTTATATAGTTTCCTAGGATTACCACACAACATGCACTTAGGATTACCACAATCCATTGCATGGTGTTTTGCGAACTTGTGTGGTTGTGTCACATCCAATCCGTTAGTCTTAGCAATCTTAGTTTGTTTCTTGATTGCATTTTGTTTAGATTGAATCCGTTTGTTGCGTTTGTTACGGTCTTCTTCAAAACTCATAATTATCCTTAACAATAATAATCGCGGAGCCTGCGGTCATATTCAACCCATTTTCCGACTTCTTCATAGGTGAAGTTTTTCAAATAGGTTTTGCGCTCACACATTGAAGTGTAACTCTCTAACCAGATGATACTATCTTCCACTTTAACTGGAAGCCAAGCGAACTTATGAAATGATTTAAGGTCGCCTATTTTATACTGTTTCTTTTTAAGTTTGAATCTCATAATTAAGAATTGTAAACAACAAGGGTTTTAACATTGGGGCACAAATTTGCCTGTACGGGTTCATAAATCATTTGTTCACCATCCCATTGGTCTTCATCAAACAACGGATGTGATTCACGAATGGGTCTGAATTCAACCTCTATACCAGTTAGATGACTCATAACAAACAAACATTGGGGGAAACCTTTCTTGCCAGTTTTATTGAAAGCTTTTTCTGAGGTAATCTTCAGTTGTTTCTTTTTAAGATCAAATTCAAACTCTTTAAGAGAGATAGCCATACTTTACCTCAAACACGACCAATATCATAATGACTCAACAACAGATTAATAATGTTCAATGATTGGCGAATACTGACAGTGTAAGAACCATAAACATTATGATCGTTCATCTCTTGAATATCACTCAAATAAGATGATAGAACCGCACGAATGCCATACGATTTGAATTCTTGACTATTCTCAATGGAGTCAATGATATCTTTTTTTGGTTTACCGTACAATAAAACTTCGTGTTCCATGATTGTCATTTTGCAAATGTGTTTGGATTAGATTTCAAGCCCACTTCTAAGAGCGTCAATCCTATTGGTTGCTTCTCTTACGCAAGAACGGAAAACATTTAGTCGGTAAGAAATAGGTGAAGAATCGCGCATAGGTTCACCAGGCGTTTCAACGAATTCAAAACCCGAGCAAAGTACAGGATTCAATCGTTGTCTAAGAATTGCAAGACTATCAATTAATACATTCAACTCTCGCTCCATTCCATCCAAATCAGCATCAATAGGAGAAGATTTATTCAAAGTCACGGAAGGACTACTAAGGGTTTGATCTTGAGCATAACCTGCACCACGAATTGCACCATAAGATGCCGTCTTACTTTCTTGCATCATTTGTTTTTGTTGCCCATATTCCATTTTATTTCCTTTCGAATGCATTACGCACATATTCAAACACACGTTGTCGACCAGCATCACCTGATTGGTACACCTCTTCTGGTGTCTTCAAATCAAAATGGAAATTCTCGGTGTGCCACCAACTATCAACCATAAAATTATTACCAAGAACCTTGTACAGGTATTTGTTTACATCACCTTTGACAACAACTTCACTCATCTTCCTCGAGCCTTTCTGCAATAATTTTCTTCGCCATGTCTTCTCCAAATGACATGTTTTGTGGATAAGATTTAACTAGACCCTTTCGCGCAAGAGATTCTACCGCAAGAAAGGCAATCAATTGACTCACTCTATGCTGTACTGTATCATAACCATCCGATCCGTCAAGCCCTTCTGCTGTTGCCAGCATCTCGGCAATTAGTACAAGGTCTTCTAAATGTTTTTCGGTATCACTAATACTATCAAAAGGATCGGCATCTTCATCATCATTATCTACCGACATTTCAAGCAATTGTGTGATATCACCGTCAGAGATATTGCTTATGAATTGTTCAACAGTCATGTAAGGCTTTGACATTAAATCAATAGCAAGTTTACGTGTCACTGCCAAATAATCTTTTGAATTGATTAACTTATCATAGTTGACAGTAAAGCCTTCGCCGTTCTCAAATAGATCCATTGTCAACTACCTTCTTTTTGCCAAATTCTTTTTCGAAATAATAACTCACCAATTTATTGTTTATCTCATGCGGTAATTCGGTGTAAGGTACCTGAATCATAAACTGCACCGGGCATTTTGACCAAGTGTTTGTTTCAAGAAACTTATAATATTCCATTCGATGACTCTTATTGTTTGCATCGAATGTCGCATAAGGGCGACTGTGTAATAGTGATTTGTACATATTAACCGCAGATGGTGTATTCTGCAAGGTTGCGCCAGTTGCTACCTGCGCTCTTGCGAATTTTTGTTACCTGAATGAGCGTGCGAAGCGACAGCTCTTTGACAGAATCTTTGAGAGAATCAATAAGATTCATGGCATCTACCTTGTGCACCATGTCGAACTCAGGCATAAACTCACCAGAATCCAGAAGGTGACGCATACGCTCGATCTTTTGATCGTTGGTCATAGTCAAGTCAACCGCCATGGAGCGGGTGATAATCGCCTGATCAATTTGCGTAGATGCAAGGTTAGAGATGAACACCACGCGACCTTTGAACTCAAAGGACGTAGGCAGCTCTTCATCACGCATATCAGCACGCCAAGAGATAATACGGCGCGAATAAGAATCAAGAGCACCTTTAAGAAGGTTAAGAGAGGTGGGATCTTTGAGAACCGAATCACAGTCATCAAATACAATCACGCCTTCGCGGTTCTCATAAAGGGTGCGGTACAGACCTTTAGGCGTAGAGTAACCTTTGATAACACGGAAAGATTTCTTGCTGTTAAGAGTAGAACCAACAGCGAAATCGTCGACCAGAGAAACATCGGTCATGCCAATGTCAGCCAATGCCTTGGTGACGGTGAAGGACTTGCCAAGACCACCAGGACCAGTGACAACAACGGACGCCTGGTCGCCACGGGCGAGCATCATCACCATGTCAGACACGAAACCGAAACGCTGGTTGATGGTGAACCGAGACTCGACCACAGGCGCGTGGACGGTCTGGGGAACGATAGGTGCACCACCAGATGCGATACGGTTCTTGGTCATACGGAAACCTGCTTTGGGGACGCCACGGGGCATGTAAAAACTCCTTGTGTTACTGAATCAATAAGAGAATTATAACAGGACCAAGAGAAAAGGCAATATAAGAAGAAAGTCTTACTTTGCCCCGTGTGGTCTTATGTTAACCAAAGTACTCAGCGACAGTCTTCTTGAGTTTTAGTTCTTTTTCAGTATAGTCTACTTTTTGGAACTCACCACCAACCTCCACGGCGACGATATCGTGGGAATAGATCGATCCCATCTCGGTATAGTGTCCCTCGACCTCCGCCAACCTGGTGGCGCCTCGCAGGTTGTCCATCATGGTACCATACCAACCATTAGACAAGAGAATACGCATACCTTTTTTAATTTCAGAAGTTTTCATTTCAATAATCCATAAACAAATGTAAAAACACCAACAAAGAATGCCAAATACTGTACTGTTTTAAATGCAACAAATACAATTAGATTGGCAAAATGATTTTTCACTTACAAGAACCCAAAAGGGAAAATACACCAATAACACCAGACTTAATCAATGAAACTGTGCAGACAACAAAAATTGTAATCAATGCAAAGAATAGGATATTATCCAAGATGGTGGGTTTTTGATCAGACATTAGATTCAACCTTTCGTTTTTGTTCAATTTCAGCAATAACAGCGGTAAGAGGATTAAAAAAACCATTGTGTCCAAGAACCGACCAGGTTCCTTGCATCGGATCAAACAGGTAAAAATACTCACACCCACAACCATCGAAATAGTCCAAGAATTCTTCCTTGCTTTCGAATTCTTTTGCTTCGATACCAGTTTCACCACGGTCACGCCCGTAGAAGGTGCATTCTTTCGCAACCGAGGTTGTCAAATCGGTTTGGATGTATTCGGACTCATCACCGAATTGGTGTTTGGTACCAATCTCAGCACCAAGAGCGGACAGGTCGCCTTGTTCAATAAGAGCGTTAACAAGGTTGGCAGTAGGGTAAAAACGGTTCAGGATCTGACCGTTGTGCTCAATGTAACCATCCCAATGGCAATAGATGCCACGGACGGATTCGTTACCAATGATGCCGATAGCAGAGCGAGTACCCATATAAAAAACTCCAGTTGTTGAATCGATGTAGTGTATTCTACAGGTGTTGGTAGAAATGGCAACAGGTTTTTTGCCATGTGTTGCATGAATACAACAGGCTATCGCTCGAGAATTACGTAATCACCAAAATGTTTATCGAACACTTTGATTAGATTATTATAATCACCGCGTGTCATTTCGAAAATGATATCTTCTGCTTTTAAATTAAATACTTCGGATAGTTTACGAGCATGACCAATCAGACAAAATGCATTGCCTTCAGGACCAGTTAGGTCGATAACATATTCTGATAGTGCAGACTTTTCGCGAATCATTTTTCATCCTTAAACATAAGATCATAATATACTTTAAGATTATCAGCAGAAGAATCAAATGCTTCGGTTGCATTATACAGTTTATCATTTAGACCAGCAACAGCAGTGCCATAGATACGCAATGTATCAAGAGTATCATTAGCTATATCTTTTGCACCACGATGGTATGCTGCCTCTAACCATTCTAACAATCGTTTCTTTGACATACCAGAATGGTATTCATCATCTAATCTTTCCCATCTCATGCCATAATTCTCAATCTCATCAAGATAAGAATTAAAACGTTCTTTTAGATTATATTGTTTTACCATATCATTCTTTCGGTGGCGAGGTGAATCTAGCCATTAACGTCCAATGACCAGAAGTGCCATCAAACATACGTTCATATAAACAAGTATAGTAATCAAACCAAACAAGGTATCGATTGTCATTGGTACCAACCACAGTAGGTAACCATGCAAACTTTTCAACTTCTTTGGTGTCACCAACAGGAGGTTGGTTCTTAAGCTTAATCTTCATAATAATATCATTCTCAAAGGGGCTACACCGTGATTATGGCGGACCGAAATGCCTTTGGCAAGCCCTTAAATCACATAGGTTAGAAAAGATGCGGTATTCATTGCCGATAGAACCAAACAAACCCATCCATTGGTATTCAATCCCAATAGAAATGCCTCATAAGAAACACGAGCACATAATAGCGCAACAAATGCATTAATTGTCATCATCATAATTCAACTCCAATTTGTTTACTCTTTTGAAAATGGCCATGCTGATGTTGCAACAAAAGGTGGGCGAGGTTTAAGTTCTACCACTTCAATACTTTCGTTATATACATCTTCATCAATTTTATCAACTTCAAAAGGACCCAAAATAGTAATGGTATCTTCTTCTACTTCCCAATCACTATAGTCATATAACCAAGCCGCACCACTTCGTTCATATTCATCATTTGAATCACCATCATACCATAGTTTTTCAATTTCTTCTTTTTCTTCATCAGTAAAACTATCATCAAACACAAAGTCTACTGCACAAAGGTCTTCAAGTTCACAACCCCAACCAATCTTAGGATCTACACAATGGTATTTGTCATCACTAAAGGGTAACTCAGATTCATCTTCCACAAACCCTTGACCCCATCGATATAGTTCAGTTACACTCCAACCGCGGATAGTACCATCAGGCATTCGTTTATATACATCATAGTATGCTTCAATTGATTTTTTGTCTTTAGGTTTAATACGATATAAGATACCCATTATTCAACTCCAAAATGTTGTTTAATCTGCATTACTGCATCTTTCAAAGTAGCATCCTGCACTTCTTTATATGGACCAATCAACTGCATAGATTCACAAACACCAACACATTCCCGCACAATCAACTCGGCGAACTTTTCCAGTCCATCTAGTGGTTCTATAACTGTGCCTTCTTTGCTGACAGCAACCATAAACTTGGGCTCATCGTGAAGTCTGCTGATGCCTGCTTCTAATCTCAGTTGATTGATTCGTTCGTTCATTCTTCAACTCCGAAATGTCGTAAGATATTTTTATGGTCATTTGCTTCTAAACAAATCTCAGCACATTCCCGAACAATCATATCAGCAAATGATTCTAGTTCTTTATCATATCTGGCAGACCAATCGATTACATCACCAGGGTTCCACGATTCTTTGCCCCATAGGGAGAAACCAGCCCGTTCTGCAAGTTCAATATATTTCTTATTCATCAAAAACCTTTACCAAAGACTTTGAATACGTTGTTTTCTTCGCTGTCTTCCCGTTCTGCAATCATTTGCATATCAAAATCGGTGGGATAATGGCGCAGACAATACATTGCTTGTTTACGAATAGCCAACGGCAAGCGAGGAGTTTTCTTTGAATCAGTTAAGTCCATTAGAAAACTCCTAGTTTGTTTGACCGCATTGGTTCTTTCAATCGGTATAGTCATTCATTCTCTCCAATCGTTCTTGATAGTGTTTGTCACATAGGGTAACTAACCAACCGCCTTCACGAACGTGCCCAACATTACCACACTTTTCGCAAATTTGGGTAGACATAGTTTCTGCCATGTCAATCAAACCATTAATGTATTTGTCGGTGCCATCACAATAGAAACGCAATGCACCAAACTTTTCTTTGATCTGTACAATAGTTGGCCATTCCATATATTCTGGAATAGGTAGTTTCTGATGATTATCTTTCAACAACCTTTCACGAAAACAGTTATTGTGTTTAATATGGGCATGAATCTGACCAATTAGAGTGCCGACAAGCCCATACCAACCAGGACCAATCTCATAACCAATATTGGTGCAAAGTTCTGGATAAGAGGTCTTCATGCCACGTTCAAAGGCATCATAAAGGTGGTCGTCGTACATAATTAGTCCAAAAGATAATGGTAATCAATGAAATATTTTATTGATTCGTGGTCATCAAATATATTGTTTAGATAATTCTTTGCACCGTCTTCGGTTTTAAAAACACCAACAATTTTTTGATCACTCTCATCCGTTACATCATATAATATGTAAACTTTTTCTGGTTTTACAAATTGAATATCAATCATGCCATACTCCTATGTTTGAAACGGCAACACTTAACACACTTGTAAATGTGCCGAGAAAGGATAATCGTTTTCTTATTCTTGTATTTGTCGGTTAATGTTGCCATTTGATAAGGTGCCCATTTGTGCCAACATCCATGAATAAAAAATTGATATAGTTTAATCACTTGATTACATTGCCATCAACATTGTATTTCTTCTTAAGAAACTTAAGACACGCTTCAGCGGTAGGTCGTGCCGCCTCTTGTTTGCCATTCATCATAGCAATCCACTTTTGTCGATCTTCACGGAACCAAACGGTACCATCAGGATGCACTGCGGACGCTTTGGTAGAAACACGGGGCGTTTTAACCTTTGTAACAGGCGTAGGTGCAACGGCGCCACGCATTTTTGCCATTTTCTTGGCGGGTTTGGTTTTGCGTACCTTTTCTTCGACAACATCAACCACAGGTGCGTTGGCATTGTAATTGGGACCAGTCAAAGGACCAATCCAAGGGAAGAAACCAACGGCGGATTGCTTATCTTTGTTTTCGTTTGCTTCTGACATATCAAAACCGCACATACCCCAGAAGTCTGCCTTATCATTATAATAACGATATGCTTTACCTTGCATACCACGGTCAACAAGGTACATGCCAGATTTGGTGGGTTTGGTATCATTAAACTGCATTATTTACTTTCTTAAATTCTAGAAATTCACTAACAAGGTAAGATTCACTGCCGGCATGGCAGTATTCTACACCATCAAAGACGCGCCAGACAGAATCAGAATGGTATTGAAAACAATAGTCAGAAAATTCATCATAATCTAACTTATAATCTTCCGCAACATAAACAAGATTTGATTTACGCAACATGGTTAATATCCACTAACATTAGAACTGACAATTATACAGGAGTCCTAGGATTTGTCAATATAGTACAAAAGTACTCACAAAATTTTGTGGTATACGTTAGTACTCAATCACAACTGGTAAACCGCATAAAATCAGCGTGCCAGAGCAGTCCAGTTGGGTCCTGGTGAATATCGGAGATCATGGTACCATACCCTTGGGTTGGATAGGACCGTTCTTCCGATTCAAATATCTGCATTAGTTCTTCTTTGGACTCGGAAGTCCAATGCTCTTTGACAAGAGAAGATAAAATCATTTCTTTACGTACACGAACGACACTCATTACATACTCCAATAAGATTCAGATGCGGGATTACAAAAATTAGGTGTATTACTTGGTATTTCGATTTCTTCACCAGTCATAAGTGATTTAACCTTTTTGGTAGTAACCACTTTGTTTTCATAATCTTCCAATGATGCATATGCATATTCAATACCGCCTGCATTACGATTCATGCAAGTAGTCGACCTTTTTGCACCAGATTCAAATGTATTCAGGTGCTTCATTGCCATTGTTGTCTTGATATTGTATATGACATAGATCATAGATTAGCAAACCTTTCCGCACTGGTCGGTTCATAATTACGTTCCGTCATCAGCATATATTGTTTGGTTTCGATTACTTCACCACAGTTAAGCTGAGCCATTTGGTTCAAACCATAGTTGGTAAACTTTGCACCAGACAGAATGTCCAGCATCATAATCCAGTTAAGGTCTTTCATTGGGTATAACTCCGTTCTTCAAAAGTAGATTCAATAACAAACTCTGCCTCTGCAATAAGTGCATCAATAGACAGATCACCAAAAGGTTTGACAGAGTATTTCCGCCAATTCTTTTCGAGCACGACCATTTCATCCTTATAGAATTGTTCTGCAAGGACATTATAGACAGATTTAGGGAATTTAGATTTCATAATATATTAAATGTAAAAGTCTTCTTCTTCATTAGCTACTGCATCATATACAACCTCACGGACGGCTGTATCTGTAGCTTCACCAAAACGTTCGATTTTCGAAAGTGCTGCTAATGCATTGTATGTCTGTGCCCAAGATAATCCAAGGGTTTTAGCTGTCACAACAATACCGCCGACAGCTGCATTACCTTCATCGGTAAACATACCATAATCCATATTATACCTTATTTAAAATCAATTGCAATGAACCCTTCACGATAGGAAGAGAATTGTACTTTATCCTTACCTAACGCATTGGACAATAGTCCGCGGATAATCTTACCTGTTTCATCCGATACACCTTCTAAGAATAGGGTGCCGTTATAAAACTCCGCATGATCACCTACTTCCAGCGCAGGCGAGATTACATCAAGTATTTTCTTTTCAAAACCCATGTTAGTACCTATTAACAGTCAGGATCAAAGTCATGCCATTCCTGTGCTTCATCAGGTTGCCCATCATAAGCACTTTCGTAATTATCTTCCAGCTCATTATAATCTTGCACACCGGTTTGAAAACCAGATTGGTAAGAAAATATTTGATCTTCTGGAATATCATTTGCTTCCACACCTGTGGATCGCCCATCATAATAACCGCGAGCAAACCAATAGGATGCATTATAAGACATATTATCTCCGATCAGATATAACAATCTTCCAGTTCAGCGATATTATCTTTAATATCCTGAATTTCATCACCATCAATATCAGTATCCAAACGCTCAAGATCATATTCCAGATCGGCAATCATATTATCGATATATTCATTCACCGTAATACGATAAGCAATAGGATCGCATTGCTTCAGAATCTGAGAAGGATAGAAGGTTAGATTACCAATAGTAACCTCACCTTGCTCATCCAGCAAATCGTTTACCATATCAATAATGTCGTGATGTTTCATAATGTTTACCTCAATCAACTAAAAAAACAATTATACAGGTTTACCTGCAACTGTCAACCTAACCAAATAGTTCTCCAGAATATTGCTAGAGAGAACCATTTAGTTAAATTACAGAGAGAATCCACCTAAACGTAACCAAAATTACTACTGCCAA